GGTGGCTCGCCGACCGGCCGTGACCATACCTCACCCGCTAAAAACCCCCTCGTATCGCGGTCGGCGGCGAGCCACACGTTGCAGGTCGGGTCCGCTCCGAGCCGTCGCTCCCATTCGGCGGCGTAGTGCATCGCGCCACTATGCGGGTCGACGTACGGGAAAATGTCGGGGAAACGGTGTTGATGCTCGGTAAGGAGCGCGAGGAGCATTGACCGGAGCGCCGGCACGTCGCCCGTGGTCGCTTGCCGGATCATTCTCACGGCTCGCCTCGGTCGGCCGCCGGCACCTTACGCGGGCGCCCGCGGGGGCGGCCCGTCGGCACGTACGGCTTGCGGCCCCGGCGGCGGTGCGGCGTCGAGCCGTTGCGCAACGCAAGCCCCCGCTCCGCGAGCGCCGCCCGAATCTCCGCGAGCGATTTCTTCCCGAGATTTTTGGTACGCAATAGCTCGCGGGCGCTCACCCGTACGAGGTCGTCAAGGGAGTGGATATCCGCGTTCTGGAGGCAGTTCGCAGCTCGGCCGCCTAACCGGAGAACGTCAACGGAGCGGGCGCGGTCAATAGGCTCCCGAGCGTTGCCATTGCTCGCGGCAAGCCGCTCCGGCTCCGGCTCGGGCACCTCGAGCGCCGGGGGCGGCTCGAGGGCGGGTGCCGGGGCCGGTAACCGCTCCGCCGCGCCGGCCATGACGCCCTCGAGCGGCAACACGTAATGCACGAGGTAGGGTGCCCACCCGCGGTTGAGCCATTGCATGTCGTTGGTGAGCGAGGCGAGCTCGACGTGCGTAATCCCGAGCTGCAAGAGATCCTCACACGCGAGCCGCACGAGGGCGCGAGCGACCCCGAGCTTCCGGGCCACGGGGGCGACGTAGAGCCAATGCGCGGCCCCAAAGCGCGTCGGGTACCCTAACGCCCGCTCCGATACGTCGCCGCCGAGAAACCCCAAAAGCGCGCGGCTCTCATCCTCGAGCGCAACATAGAGCAAAAGCCGGGGATCGACGCCGATGCGACCCGCAAGGTGTACCGTAAAATCGTCGAGCGTGCCCGCATCGTGTGTCGGATACGGCACGAGGCGCTCCGCTTCCAGCTCGGCGACCAGATGCGCAAAGCCGATGCGGATTGCCGGGAGGTCGGCAAAGATGGCGCGGCGAACAATCATCCGAGCTCGACCGCCTCGAGAAAGCCGCCCGCGGTGTTGCCCGTGCCCTCGATAGTCATACTCGGCCCCACCATGACCTGATACACATACGTATGTGCGCCCGCCGGGCACGCGTAATCCATGCAATTGATACCGGGAAGTGGCACAAATGCCCCCCCCGCACCTGCCACATTAAACGCCCGTTGTTGCACGAGCGTCCCGTCGCGGAGCCACCGTTGCCAGACGAACGCACCGCCGACGGGAGCGGTCACCGACAGGTCAGTATCGGCATAGAGCAACACGTTGCCGCCGCGGGTCGTAATCGGCACGTTGCTAGCCCATTGCGTCCATTGATTTGCCGTCGACAGAATGAACGACGCCGGCGCGGGGATAGCCACCGGGCTGCCATAGACGGCATTAACGGCAATTTGCGTGCGCCCGACCGACCCGATGGCAAGTACCACGTCTGCGAGCCCGTTCGCGTGCACTCCAAACAGTTGCGTAAATGCCGTCCCGGGTGGCGGGGCGCGCAACACCTGGAACACATCATCCAAATAATCCCCGCGGATAATCCACGAGGCGAGCGTATTATCGTATTGCGGGGAGTTAGGCAGGTTGCAGCGCATCTCGAAATAGCCCGCCGCCGCCAACAGCTCGCCTTTTGGCAACATAGGCACGCTGCCTTGCAGCACGCCCCCGCTGATCTTGTTCCAGGTAACGTTGTTGATGTTCGCGTCGGTGACGGCGGCGAGGCCAATCTTCGCATGGGTCACCGAGCCGTCCGCAAGGATCGGCGTCGTTATCTGCCCGGCGCCGATGTCGACGGTTTGTATTCCCCCGTCTTGCAGCTCGCGCGTCCCGACGGCACCCGGCGCGAGCTTGTCGCCCGTGATTGACCCGGGTTGAATATTGACGGAATCAACGCCTTGGTTCCATGCCGAATAAATAAGGTCCAGATCGGCGTCGACTTCCGCAGCCAATATCTTCGTGTATCCGGCGGCGACCTTCCCCTGGTACGTGGTCGCGTTGCCCTGCTTGGTGGGGCGTTGAATGATTGCCATTAGCGGGTTTCTCTCGCCGACGGTTGCACGCGCAATTCAAAATCTCGGAGGTCGATACTAATCGGGTCGGTATGCGTCAACGCCGCCTGAAACGCGCGGGCGCGTAGCTCGGGAACTGGCAACTCCATTTCCTCGAGGTCGAGCCCCGAGACTGCCCATTGCGCGACGTTCCAATCGTCGATGTCCCATTGCGCGCTTGGCGGCGCTCTGAACGGGAGCACGCCGGTCGTCGAGACTGCCTCGTCGCCGGATATGCTGACGGTCACCGACGTATCGGCGCCCACGCGGGCAATGATCCGGGCACGCTTGGCGAGCTTGGGCACGAGCGGCGTCCCGTCGTCGAGGTATGCCGTAACCGCCCGCGAGACTATCGGCACGGGCGGGCTCCCGTCCTCGACATAGGTACTCGCCTGGTCGAGCAAGAGGATTTGCCCGGCGCCGAGCGCCGCCCATTGTCTATCGTCCTCGGCCGGGTGATTCTGGTCGCGCACGCTCGCGCTGTACGCGGGCGTCGTATGCGGCCCCCACCACGCGGGCGGGTCGCCGAGCCCGTGGCGCAAATCGAGCCACCATTGCTGCGACGGAAACGCGGCGCCCGGGGGCGTGATGGCGAGCTTGTAAAAGCCGCGGTGGAATACCGCAAACGACGAGCCGCGGGCGTCGGCGGGAATGCCCCGGATGGCGCTTTCAATGGGCCACCCGATATCGCTCGGCTCTTGCGTGCTCGGCTGCATCAAGTACACGCTGCGCTTGCCGCAAAAGATGACGCCGACCACCGTCGGCACGATCGTCCGGTCGCTCGGGCATCCTATCTCCGCCGACACTTGCGCGAGGCTCGCGGTCGGATCGTCGGAGGATAAATCCCCCATCCACATCCACGACGAGACGGCGGTAAAGATGGCGAGTGGCGCGGTCGGCACCGCCACCGCCGAGCTTTGCGGCACGACGGCAAGCCCGGTCACCGTATCGCCGAGGTCACGCGTGAGCGCCGTAGCCGGATAGAAGAGCGCCTGGTCGCGGTTTTGCTGCTCGAGCCCGGGGACAAGCACGCCCGTTGCCCATACCCGATTCCCCTCGGCACCCGGGCCGCCGGCCCCGTAGAGGCACCCGCGGTGCGCCGTAAGATGCGAGCCCCGGCGTTGCACCGTGGACGGTATCGGGACGCTCGTGGTGTCTACCGTCGGATCGTCGTAGAGCGCGAAAATATCCGACGAGCCCGCAGCGACGCCCGACGGCAATTGGTCATGCGCGCCCTCGATCATCTGGTCGGCGCCGGCAACGAAGAGGTGCCAATTCTGCCCCGCCGTCACGCCGCCCGTCGGGGGCCGGAACTGCAAGCGGACGCGGCTCGCGGCGGGCGTGTTGATGCTCCGCACGTTCGCAATCTTGACCCATCGTTGCGTCGTCGTATCCATGACGGCCCACCGGTACGAATAGGTGCCAGCGATGAGGTTGGAATTCGGATCGTCGAGCGTGGTCGCCGTTTGCCCGGTATCGTCCGCAAGCCCGAGCTGCACCACATCTACGGCCGCGTCGCCGAGGTGCACGTACTTAATCGGGTCGGCGTCGTTGCCAATATATACCGTGTCACCAATGGCGACGAATCCATAACGCTCGGCGTCGGTCGCAAACGTGCCATTGACGACGGCGGTAAACGCCCCGTCGTCGACCGATACAAAGAGCGTATCGGGGCCGCTCGTCATGCACGCCATGGCGAAGAGGTAACGGTGCCCGTCGGAGCCGAGGTTGAACCCGAGCCGGTCAATGTAATTCACGGTGCCCGGGATCGTCTGCCACGTTTGCGAGCCGCGACGCTTGGTCAAGACATACGTCGGGTCGGGTACCCAATTATCGCATGCGACGAGAAACCCGGCCGGCACAAACGCCGGGTCCATCGAAATAATTGTGCCGGTAAACCGCCGGACCGGAATCTTGTGCTCTCTATCGTCGGCGCCCGGCATCTACCACCCTTGCGGCCACCCGCCCGACCACCCGCGCCACGGCGAGCGGAATACTTGCGGGTCAAGCGGAATGTCGCCACGCTGCGACCGGAGCGGCGCCGCGCCGCGGCGAATCGACGCCATGAGGGTATCCCGATTCGCCGCCTCTTGCTGCGCCCGGGCGTCTCTCTCATGTTCGAGCGCAAAGACAAAAACGGCTTGCACGAGGTAATTATGGTACGGGAATACCGGAATGTCGTTCGGCTCGTCGCTCGGTAACGGCTCCGGCGGCAAGCGCTTATAGCGGAGGAGCGCTTGCACGGTATGCCCGCTCGGGTCGGGGAAAAAGGACGCGGTGGTATCGGAGCGCGAGACGGCAAAGTAGAGCGGCGGCGAGCCGGCTTGCATGCCGGGGCCGGAGCGAGCCGAAAGATCCTCGGGCGACAGCTCGAGCGCAAAGGTGTTGGGCGTCGGGCTTCCGTCATTCGAGAGAATTTGCAACGCATGATCGTCCACCGTCGTCACGAAATCGGCGGGCAACGCGACGTTGAACCCGGTAATCGTGAGCGCCGCCGAGACGTACAGAAAGGGCCAGTCGGCGAGCGTGTAGAGCTCGTAGAGGTGTTGCGAGAGAAAATCCGTGGCGTCGGCGTCGAGCGCGCGGTTCCCCGCACGATTCAATGCCAGGTCACGGATTCTCTGGCGCGTGTATCGGCCCGGCGGAATCGTCGGCATGAGAGTTTTTCGTCTCGTCGCCGGGCGGCGGTGCCGTCAACCCTAATTCGCGGCGGAGCTGCGCGACGGCGTTGGTAAAGACTTGGGTTTGCCGCTCCTCGAAGGTCGAGGCAGCATCAAGGACGGCCTTGTTATTGGCGTTGACGCGCTCGAGCGCGACGGCATGCACGACGCCAACGGCGTCGCGGAGCTCGGCGACCGTGCCGGCGGTGAAGGCGAGCGTGATTTGCTCCCCCTCGCCCGTCACCTTAATAAGCTGGCCCGAGAAGCGCGGCGGCTTGGTGGGCATGGCTTACGCCCGCTGAACCGCCCGGGCTCGCTCAAGGACCAAGCCCGTATCGAGGTCGATTGTCTGGCCGCCCGGGACGCCTTCGGTCATGCGGGCCGCCTCGACCTGTTTGGCATGCCAGACGAGTTCGAGGATCGTCCGCGCCTCGCATGACCACACCTCGACCGGGCCGACGAATTCCTTCCGATTGATGAGTACGGGTTTCATCCGGCCGTCGGGCTGGCGCAGCAGCGGCACGTCGAGGTGCACGCGGTCGCAATCCGGGTGCAGCTCGCTATGGCTCGCCCGCCGGAGCCGTGCGGCAACCTGGCGTGCCAGCGCCTTCGCGGCGTCGTCGTCGGCGCCGGCGACATCACGCCACGTCTCGTTGAGCGCCGCCACCATGGCCGGCGTGAGCTTGACGCGTGGATTGTCGAGCGCGTACTGGACGAGCTGTCCGGTATCGAGCTCGTCGAGGTTCTCGCCCTCCTCGTCATCGCGACCGGCCGCGGCCCCCGGAGCCACGGCCGGCGACGGCGACGCCTCGGGCAGCGGATACTTGCGCGGCCGCCCCATTAGTTGAACGCCGAAAGACACTCAAAGCGCCGGAAGAAATCCGTATTGAGGATGCACGTCTTGGTGTAGAACTTGAACCCGGCCTTCCGGCGCTGCTGCAACGGGTCGGAATCCGACGCCGTCGCCGGCGTCAGGGTCGCCTGCACGCGGGCACCAATCGCCGGCACCGCAAACGCCGACTTCCCAAAGATGTATCCCGTATGCACGTTGCCCCCCGCGGGCGCGTCGGCGGTTGCCGGAGCGCCGCTCGGGTTCGCCTGGATGGACACGCCGCCGCTGGTCATGGCGACGTTGAAGGTGGCCGCGTTGCCCGTCGTAAAACTCACGATACCGGCATAGAGCGGCACCGAGCCGCCCGGCTGCGATACGTACAGGTTATACCGCCCCGACGGGGCGCTGGCGCCGATGGTGAACTGCACGTCGAACGCGGCGGCATTGGTCACGTTGACGGTGGCGGTCTGCTGCGTCGACAAGCCGCTAATCGGGTCGGCGAGAGCCGCAACCGCCTTGACGGTCGAGCCGGCGGTAAAGCCCACGTCGCCGGCCGGCAATGCCGTCAGGGCCGCCGCCGCGACACCGGCGCCGGTCGCCGCCAAGAGCGTCTGAATCGGGAGGAGGTTGGAGCGCTTCCAGCGCACGCCACGCCACCGGCCAATCTCGGCGTTGAAGAGTGCCGTCGTCTCGGCGTACTGGTGCGAGAGCACGAATGTATTGTCCTTCGCCAGATCCTGCTCGGTATAGGGATCGACCACGCCGGCATACATAGAGCCCGCGAAGGTCGGGGCGCCGAGCTGGCGCAGCGTGGCGACGATCATCGAGACGAAATCCGTCCCCGGCACGTCACCCGCGACGAGTGCGGAGCGCGACGCGCGGTTGTTCGGAAACATGACGACGCCACCCGCCATGAGCACCTTTTGAATTTCGCGGTCCTGCAACTCCGCCGACGCGTTGCCGAGGCGATCCTTCGCCGCCTGCAACGCCGGGTGCTTGGTGGTCATCAACGCGACATCGGAGAGCGAGCAGACCATGCCCCATTGCTCGAGTACCGCGGTCACCTTGTTGACGATGAGCGAGGTAGAATCCGGCGTGATCCCCTCGGTGATGGGCGAGCCCGGAAGTGGCAGCCGCTCATAGCGCTGCGCCGAGTACGTCTTGCCCTCGCCTTCCGGCATGGTCGGCGTATCGCCGATATCCTGAAAGACGGTCAGCTTCTCGGCAATCGCGAGCAGCTCATCCTGTAGCCAGAGCGGTGCAAGATCGTTGACGAGGGTGGTTGAGGTGCTCAACCCCGGATCGGTGTAACTATACGTGCTGCCCGCCATCGCGCGGCCCTCCCTCTCCTACTCGCTAGATCGTTGCGCCC